CCATCTTTGGATATTTTGATTTGGTTATCACCATAGCCAAGTACCATCTGCATTAGTGCACGTGCGTCAAAATCGCTATATGGTACGTCTTTACCATTCTTTTTGACCGTTCGCTTGTCGCAATCAATAACGAGGACGTCAGCCGCATTTAAGACTGTTTTAACGCTTGTCTTAATTTGCCCCATCTCGATGTCGATGCCAGGAACGTACCCGGTAGACTTTATTGTGATTAAGACCGGAGCTGGCTCGCTACCGAGGTAGTTAATAACCTTTGTATCAGTCTTTGTTATCTCGCCAAAAACAAGCTTTCCCGCGTCTCCTATATAAGTCCTTGTCCAGTGCCACATAGGAGTCACGGAGCTAAAGCTTGTCGTTTCCTTGTTATCTGCGAATAAGTCCGGGTAAGGCGACATAAGACTAATTGACAAGTCAGGACTATCGTATATGTTTGCGCTTGGATAATTGGCAGCTACTAGTTCGCATTCTTTTGCTAAAAGCGTATTGCCTAGATATGTAACCTCAAGCTGATATGTGTAATTCGAATTGTAAAATCCGAGTACGTTTCTGCGTTCTGATTCATATTTATCCTCACCGGCTCTGAAAGATGCTGTGAATGTAATTAGTCTTGATTTCTTGCGTTTGCCGGTTACAATATCTCCGTTTCCGTAGCCCCTGGGTTCACTAAAAATCTCAATTTCGGGGAAGTCGACACCTGTCAATGATTCTACTCCCCAATCTTCCTTTCCTAATGTGTGCCTTAGTCCATCTGACCGTATTACATTTAATTCAAATAGCTCAAATTTCTTGCTCACTAATGCCCTCCTAAACCTAAAATAACAGCCTCTTTGCGTATAGCTCTCGCTATATCCGCTGGAGACTGTATTTTATCTTCGAATATTATTGTTTGTTCAATTTTTGTTGCACCTGGTACTTGTACACTTCCTGCATTAGCGTTTCCATAGATAGCTTTCGGAATGATACTCTTTTGATTACTTATAGCAGTATTGATTTTAGCAAAATTAACATCTACATCAATACCGCCTATCGCACTATCTATACCAGCACTTACTTTACTTCCAGCTCTAAGCGCATGCTCTATACTTCCCTCGATAGCTCTGTCAAGGAGATATGCATTCCTGCTTACTCCAACTGCCATGCCTTCAGGAAACGACTTGCCGAGCCCGTCCCTAAATAGCTTGGACGGAGAATTCATTTTTGCTTTTTTGCGTCCAGCTTTGTCAGACTGTGCAACTACATTCTCAATGGCGTTCTTGACAGCTTGTGCTCCACTATTTATGCCTGCAATTATTCCATCACAAAAGCTTCTTCCTAAACCGCCCCAATCACAAGCATTTTTTGCAGCAACGGCTGCATTGAATGCTGACAACGACGCCTCTCCGGAAGCCTTTGCCACCCTGCTTCCACCACTTCTTGTCTCGTTTTCCATACTATTGTATTTATCCCGAGCAAGCTGTAGTTCTTGTTCTGTAGCGGATATTGCATCCTGAACTTCTTTGGTGTTAAAGTCCTTTTGTAAGTCTCTTAGATGTGCCAGACTATCTTCTTTGTCTTTGATAGTGGTTTTAAGGTCTTCCTTTTTCATTCCCTCTATCTCAGACATTTTTTTAGCGTGGTCCTCTGCAACCATAGTTATTGCAGAATAATTCCCCGCTTCAAAGTCAGCATACATCTTTTCATATGCTTTTCGCGTTTCAAGAGAATCTCTTAAGGAGTTTTCTGTTTTCGAAATTTCCTTACGTTTATTTTTCTCAAGTTCTTTGTACTGACTTAGCGCTCCTTTGGCTTCTTCTAATTCACGTCCTGTCAAGCCTTTGGTTTGCTTTTCAGCTTCTTTTCGTTTTTGGACAATCTCATCGAGCTCTCTTTTTTGCTGAACATACATGTCAATCTCTTTTTGCTGTAACTCGAGCGCTTTTTTATAACCCTCTTCGCTTGATTTTAGTATGATTTCAGCTTTCTTTTTTTCAATGTAGCTATCGATTTGACTTTTGATTTCGTCATACTTTTGTATAACTCCGTCAATCATCTTTATCTCAATACCAGTTGCTTCCTTTAGCTGACCAACAATAAAGTTTGCACGGTCCTGGTAGCCCTCTTTTACTCTACCGTTAGCATCAACTATTGTACCAAGTTCCTGAGCAAGCCTTTTTGTATTGTTGATTTGGATTAAATCCTTTTCGAGCTGCTTTTCTGCTGTTTTAATGGATTCTTTGTAAGCGTCTCGAAGCTCATAGATTTTCTTCTTCTTTTCCTCTATGATTTTCCTTGACTTTTCTGCTTCGCTTTCCTCTTTTTTAGAGAGCAGTAAAAATGCACCCGCAAGAGCTCCGACCGCAGTTATGATTAAACCCATAGGTCCGCCCAAAAATGACATCGCTGCGCTGAGCCCCTTTGTAGCAACTGCAGCAACTCCTGCAGCAATTCCCTGAGCCTGTACAGCCACAGTATTTGCTATCGTGGCGGTCGTTCCTCCTGCTGTTGCTATAGCGTTACGAGTTTCTGCGGCTGCTAGCGCTTTTGCTTTAGCCGCTGCAAAAGTTGTAACAGTATTATTTGCAATTCGCGCAGCAGTAGCTCCTTTTTCGCTTACCATTGACACAGCCATCGCTGTACCTAGTGCCTTTTGTGCTACGACAAACTCTTTATATAGTCGTATGATAGGCGTTAGCTTTGAGTGTATTTTAAATGCGCCTATTAACCCTACAAGTATTGGGGCAAGGCTAGATCCAGCGGAGGCAACTCTAAGCAACCCATCAGCCATCTTTAGCAGAGGCTTAGCAATAGAAATAGTTACCTCTGTGAGATTCTTAATTGTGTTCCCTAGCCCTTTAGGGAGCATATCGGCAATACCACTAGCTAACGCCATTGCCATATCACCTGCGGCTGAAACAATTTCGCCTCGATGTGCATATAATCCATCTACAAAAGCCTTAACGGTCTTAGCTCCGGCGGAAATTAGTTCAGGAGCGTGTTTTGCTGCAGCGGTTGCCGCATCAGCTAATACATCTCCTATTGCCTTTGCAAGCCCTTGAATACCATCCTGTTCAAATGCTTTAGACAATCCGTTTGCTGCGTCTGTTGCTGAAGTTACAATATCTCCCAAAGGGGTATCTACTGACTTGTAGAGTGATATACCTATGTCTGTTATGGTGTTCTTAAAAATTCCTAGCCTTGATTCAAGAGTCTTATATCGCTCTTCTGCTTCGTGTGTGAGCGCGGTATTTTCGCTCCAGGCCTTTGTTCCTATCGACAGCGCTTTACTAAATACATCGCTTGCACCTGATGCTCTTAATAGTGCATCTCGCATACGTATATCAGATAGCCCTATCTCATCGAGTGTTTTAATCGCGGACCCGCCATTTTTGTTTATATTGTCGAGCCCTTTAATAAAGCTTATGATTGCGCTCGCTGCATCCTCTTCGAATGCCTTTTTAAACTCATCAGCACTCATTCCTGCAACATCAGCAAACTGCTCCAGTTCCTCTCCGCCTCTTTGTATAGCAAGGCTCATCTTTGAAATCAATCTTGAAAACGCCGTGCCTCCGGCTTCAGCTTCAATTCCGACAGATGATAACGCTCCGGAGAACGCCATGATTTGAGCTTCAGTAAGCCCTACTTGGTGACCCGCACCTGCGATTCTCATCGCCATGTCCACAATTTCTGACTCGGTTGTAGCAAGATTATTTCCAAGCGCTACGATGGTAGACCCAAGCTTATCAAAGTTATCCTGACTCATGCCGGTTATGTTCGCAAACCTCGCAAGTGCTACAGCTGCTTCATCCGATGTCATGTTTGTCGCATCACCGAGCATTACCATTGTTTTCGTAAATTGCAATAAGCTCTCATTTTTGATGCCCAGCTGACCTGCTGCCTCTGCGACTGACGCAATAGCTGTTGCTGACTGAGGCATAGATTTTGCCATATCTCGTATGCCTTGCTCAAATTCAGCAAGCTCTTTGTCCGTTGCATCCACAGTCTTTTTAACACCAGCAAAGGCACTTTCAAAAGCGATGCCCTGCTTAATAGCAAGTAGCCCTAATCCTCCCAAAGCAGTTGCGGTGCTTGCAACAGCTTTAGTAACAACTTTAAGCCCTTTTTTTGTCGTGCCGGATAGTTCTCTTACAGCTTTATTAAATTCCCTGGAATCCAATATGGTTTCGATTGTAACCTTACCGTCTGCCATGTAATCACCTGCCTTATATTATCAAGACAGGTTGACTCAGCTACTTATCTGTGCTCTCTCTACTCTTTATCTTGCTTTCAATCAATGTTATTCTTTTACAGCGTGGGCATTTTATTTCGACTTCACCGTCTGTTAAATTCGCCCTACACAGCGTCTGCCCACATACACTGCATTTGACTTTAATCATATTTTTTTGACAGGATTGCATCAATATCACCGCCATTTTCAAGTGCCTCTGCAAGTTCATTGCTAAGCGCTTCATCGATTTCAGACTCATGTGTAGGTAGTTTATATAGCGATTTCATCTCGCGATAAAACTTCTTCTCCTCGTCACTAAGTCTTGAAATGTCCATTGTCCTATAACCAATAATCTTTCCGAACTGTGTGCTCTCACTCAGCCCATTAAATAGAGCCTTGAAGTTCCACCAATGCATTTCAACGACAGACAAATCAATCTTGTACTGTTCCCAAAAGGCTGCGTAAACATACTCAGCATCATAAGTAAATGAATACGATTGCTTTTTCGATGATTTATTCTTACTATTTACAGGTGCTAAACTGTATGAATAAAACTCAATCATCTTTTCGATAGCTTCTTCAAGTTCTCCTTCTGCAAAGCTATGTGTATCTGCCCATGCTCCATAGTAAAGACGCACGCCCTTTTTGATTAACTCAATTTTGGATAAATCGCGGTCTGCCAGTAACTCAGTAAACTTAATAGAGGTGCGAAAGTCCCAGTTTATGGGAACTTCAACACCTCTTATAGTTACTGATTTGCTCGGTTTATTGGTTAATATGCTACCTATCATTTCGCTAGCTCAAGCTGTGCCGCCTTGCTAGTTTCAACAAGGTCCTTGTTAACAGCCTCATTAAGCTCACGCAGCTTATTCATGACGTCAAACATCATCATGACATTTCGTTTTCCGCCAAAGACTCTATCTCCTTCGCCTGGTCCCCAAATACTATCAATGCAACGCTTGAGTGCGTCCATCTGATTGCTGAGGACAATGTCGTCATCCTGTGAAAGGTCAATTCCGTTGATTTCCTCAACAAAAGTTGCCATGTTGGACTTATATGATGTGCGAAAGTCTAGATCATAAAAATCTGCTACGAGCTCCTGCCCATTTGCGAATGTAATTTTTGTATTAACCATGGTGTTTCTCCTTTATTAACCAGCTATCACTGTCTCAGTGAATTTTTTGTTTGATGTGTCGAAGGTTCCAACAACAACATCACTAACACCCAAGAAGTTTCCTTCGCAAGTCATCTCGCCGTCCTCGTTGCCAAACTTTGAAACCTCTATTGCTACCTTTATTTTTCTAGCACTGAAAGAGGTTGCCCCGCCTCCTGCTTTCTGATCAAGGTCAACTATGATGTAGTCTCTTTCAACATCTGCTCCAGTTCTCTGTCTTTCACCGATTTCGCAGATGAATGCAATAGCTTTTTCACTGCGAATCTGATCAGCAGAAAACGGAGACTGCCACTCGTAACCTGAAATGCCCTTTGATGTGGATTTCTGGTTAATATAACGTTTGCTTCTCACCTGAGCACTTGGCTCCTCGTTGAGTTCCCTGAACCCTGTGCCAAGTAGCTCCATAGCTGCTGTTTCACCGGTCTTTGCACAGTCTAGATAACTTGCCTGTGCAACTCTTTTTCTAACTTCTGTTAATGCCATATCTATTCTCCTTCCTGTAGGTACACAAGCCTACAATCGATTTGATATTTTGCCCTTGATTCGTCTACATCAAAGACGTAGCCTGTTGTTAGGGCTTCAATTTTCACTGGGCATCTATTTGAGCCCAGATCTATAAAGTTCTTATTTTTACTTATCGACGCAAGCCAGCTCGCGAAAAGCTGAAAGAACCCAATGTTTTCAATATTTTGTCTTACATCAGCTCCGTATGCCTCTCTGCTCGAAAAAACGAAGACTTGTTGACGTTCAGTGTCTCCATTAATATATCTCTTTATGATAAGGTCTGCGGGCGATGACTCAACTGCATAACAAGTAGGGTCTTCTGCAAGATAATCTATTCCTATTCCCTCAGCAAACTTGTCAATGTGTGGGCAAGTCTTTATAAGATTTCTTATTGCGTCCATTATTATTACATCAGCCATTATCCCCTCCTTGCTATAAACTTAACTACACTAGCTAAAAGGGCATGTCCTCGTTGTGCAACCATTCTCCGGTCCCATCGCTTACCCCTCATGCCTCTGCCTCTATTTTCATAGTACTGCTTTTTAGCATATATCTGAGGGTATACAATCTCATCGATGCCTTCTACTGCGGTTCCCTTGAGCACACCCTCTTTTTTAGGTACATAAGGGTCTGACAAACGTCTAACCTCATGTGTAAAAAATCTTTGTGCTACACCGTTTTGATCTAGTCCTTTTTTTCTAGCTATCTTTATTGCGTCAATGTCAACCTTCACTCTTATCGACATCGTCGTCCCCATCCTCTGGAGTGAACTTACGCAGCTCTTCGACCTCTTTTTCGAGGTCATTAATATACTGTACAGGGATATAATCTCCTGCCTTCCACTCTTTAGCCATTATTCAACCTCCAATTCAAAGTGCTGTACTAACTTGCTACCATACCTGTTATCAACTACCTTAGTAATCTTCATCACATCATCAAAGTCACGCAATAGAACCTTAAAACCGCCACTATGAGCGTCGTTCATATCAAAATCAACAATTCCCTTAACAACAATATCTGCATTGTCTAAAGTGTAATTTGTGACCTTGTCGCTACGTTTAAACGTCTTAGGCTTGAGGTATGTTTTCTCTTCCGAGTCAACTTTTAACGGGATAAAAACTCGCGTATGATTTGTGCTTTTAACTCCCGCTGATTGCGAGATATCTATAGCTTGGGAATCTTGCCAGTTAACCCCTCTGAGAAATGTCCTTGCGTATTTGTACTCATCGCTATTCGCATCATAATAGCGATTAAAAAGTGTAATATCCGCATTTGTCAGCATTATTCTACCCCTCTATACATTAAGCCTGTATTCATTAGATATTTGGCTACGATGCTATGCTCTAGCGATGCCTTGCTTGTTCCCGTGTTTACACCGGTTTGAATGCCTAATGAGTCAAGACCATCTGCATAGCTGACAGTATGGTCTCCGACAGTTTCCGACTTTATCGCTTTGCTGCCTTCATCACGTGCCTTATCTACCTCATACTCAAAGTCCATGAGCTCGACCATGCACTCTTTAGCTATTTCGGGTACAGGCTCTTTGATGCGCCCGAAGGTATAGTAGTTAATGGTATTTCTAGCTTGTCTTTCATACCTAATAAAAGCAGCCTGGGGGATTTCTCCCCCATAGGCTTTATACTCATCATATGTCAGATACATAGCTCTACCTACTTAGTAGCTACAAGCACCACAGCTTTTGTTACCTCTGCAGACTCAACAGTCAATGTGTCTGTCTGAGGTGCATATCCAGGTGCCTTAATCTTTACTGGGTATGTTCCAGCTCTGAGATTAAACTCTGCAACACCGGCAGCACTAGTCTTTAGTCTCGAACCGTTAACCTCAACCGTTGCACCTTCGATTGCAGCAGTCTTGTTCTTCACTGTAAATGTAACCTTCTGAGTTGTCACAGGTGTAGCTGGCTCAAGATAAGCAAATGGACAACCTGTTCTGTCCTCGTTCATTCTTGTAGCTGGATTTGGCATTGCCCAGCCCATTCTGAATACAACTCTTAGGGCAATCATATCCTGCTGTGCGAGGTTGTATACGATTTCCTTTGTCTGTGGATCCTGGATCACGCCTTCTGTTAGCAGCTTGAATGTTACATCCTGACGGATTGAGTACACAAGCTTGTTGAAATCACCAACGATCAGCTGTGCAATCTTCTTGTCAAAGCTTCCATTGTCAGGGAAGTACAAAGGCGCTCCGTCAAGGCCGTATGATGTTGCCCCCTGCAATGTTGACATGAAGATTGGGTGTCCGTCTGTTCCCTTAAGTCCTCTGAGCTTTGCTTTCATTCCTGTTGAAGCGATAGCTCCCGAGTGAACATATCCGTCCTCTTCGATCTTGTTTAGCACGCCACCTTCATCCATGATAAGTGTGAACATGTCTTTTGAACCAGGAGCGACGTTGTTGCCTGCCTGTCTTGCCATTGTAATCACGTCATTCTGCCACTCTCTTGGTCTATTCACGCCGAACAGGATTGCGCTATCAACCTTCTGCCCGATTGCCTCAATTACCCTAGGCTTGATCTCGCCTATGATATCGAATTCTGCATCATCAAGCACCGCTTCAGGTATTGGAACGATGACTGCGAGCTCCCCTGCTGTAAGATACACATTATCCCACGCCATATCGCTTGTCTGCTTCATTCCTGTGTCCCCATCTACCCAATAAGCCATTGGGAGAATGTCGGTAACTCTGATTCTTGTTGTCTTTGAGCTCATGTTTGGCAGCTTCTTGCCAAGACTCAAAACAACTGATTCCTTTGGTGTGTCCTGAAAAATTGCTGGAGTCACCTGCTCCCTGATTAGAGCTTCAACTTTTTCTCTTGTTACTACGTTTACATTCGCCATAATATTATTCCTTTCCTAAAAGATTTCTAATTGCTGTGTTAACTTCTTTGTTCTTGTCATCAGACCCTGTTCCTCCAGTTGCTCCTGGGGTAGATCTAACGATAACCGGCTTTGTGTCATCATTAAAGAGATAATCGTTATTCTCTCTGATGGTTTTTAGCTGCTCATCAAGACCGACAATGCTGTCGCCATTAAGCTTAAGTCCCGCCTCATCAAGTAGTGCTCTTACTGCTTTGCTGTTCTTTGCACCTGCAGTTCTAAGCGCTCCGTCAAGAGCATATCCAAATTGCAGTCTTTCGATTTCGGCTTTGCTATTTGACTCTGCCTCGGCAGCTGCATCCTTATACTTTTGCACTTCACCCTTAAGTCCATCGATGTCGACATCCTTAAACTTCTCAAGCGTTTCGTTCGCAGTTTTAAGCAGCGATTTAAGGTTAGTCTCTGAGGTTTTATATTTTTCGATGTCATTACCATTTTCGGTCATGATAGTATCAACAGCCCCCTTGACCTTATCCTCTGCTACTCCTAGTCCTTTAAGGAGATTTTCAATAACTTCTCTTTTCATGATGCTTTCCTTTCTCGGTACGCTTTTATACGAGGTTGCTTCTCTTCCGTGTACATGATTACGCCCTGTACTAAGCTAATTTTTTGTATAACAAAAGACAGCTATATAGCTGCCTTAAGTATCGTTATTTGTTTACTAAAAAACACACCCTGCCCGAGTGTGTTTATATCATAAATTTATTCGAAATATGGGCTAATATCAAAGTCGGACTCTATGCATACTTCATTAAGAAAAAACGAATTCTTCAGAACCACCTTTCCTCTTTCATGCATCATAACACTGAATTTTGATTCATCTACATCTACCAGCTCTTCTACAAACGTTAGCCCTGGAATATTTTTAAGTAATAATTGTCTTTGTTTTGTATATATTTCTTCGTCGGGGTGCCTGCACACACCATATTCAAAAGCCTTCATACCCTTACTCCACCTTGAAAAATTCATCTACACTTTTACGAGTTTTAACTGCGGAACGAAGGACGTCCTTGAGTGCGTCCTTGTAATCAATATTATATTTTGCCATTTTACGCTTTATCAATTCGTCAAAACTTATTATTGGGTCGTCAATATCAATCCGTTTTCTAGCTTCTTGATCACTCATCATCTCACGCGCGTAAAAACGATATTTCATTCTTAGTTCAAATGCCTGTTTTGCTTGTTCCTCTATCGATGCATTAGAATCTATAAGACTAGATATTCTGTTGACTTTATTCTTGTACCATCTTCTAGTATCTCCACTGTCAAACTTGCCTTTCCATTGAGGAATGTAATCGCTTTCAAGAAATGCACTTTTCCCTAATATTATTTTATCACCTTTTATCGTTAAGTCAATCGCCCTCTGTGCAGCACTTTTATCAAATCCTACAATCTTGCCGGATGCATCCTTTACGGCATGAACTTGAGTTCTAGTTGTATCAATGCGTCTATCAGTAGCTTTGCAGAAATATTTTAGTTCTGCTTCCTTACGCTTTAAATTAACCGCAGAGCTCTCCATCTCGTATTTTAGACTCTGCCTTAAGGTATCATCTTTTGCTTCGTTGTAAGCAGAATTTAAGCCAGCCAAGTATCTCTTTTCTGCTCGAATTGCTCTTTCATATGACCTCTGCTTCTGTCCTGCTTCGTAATTGGTGTATGTCTCTCCACCATATTCATATGTTTTGCTATCCAAACTATCTAGGTATTCCTTCGAGTAAGCTCTCTCAGTCCCTTCGTAGTAGGCGTAAAAACTGTGTCTGCAGTTCCACCCACAAAGTCCTTCACCCGTACCGTAGCCCGTAATATCATAAAAAGAACCGTACCCTTTACTTTTTCCACTAAGGCTATATACCCCACCTTGCCAATCCGCATGTGACGGTCTTGCTCCAGAATGTGCGGTAACTTCTACTAAATCCGTACCTATTTCGTCGCAATATAACATGTTAAGCTCGGCAGAAGATTGATTTACTCCGGTGAGCACAGCTCGTCGAACTGCAACATCGAGCTTGTCGATGTGACCTGTAGGATATTGTACAGTAACCCCTGATTTTGCAACCTGTTTGATTGCATTTTTAATAGCAAAATCATAAGTAAAAGCACCCGAACTTACCTGCATATTAGCAAGATTAACGGCGTTAATAAAGGCGTTTTGTCCTTGACTAGCAGTAGTCCTCGTAAGATTCTTAACCACTCCTTTAGTCTTTTTTATATGAGACGATAGCAAGTTACCCATCGCAACATTTGACGCATGATCTATAGGTGTCTTTCCTGCTATTGCAGCTCTGAGGTTCTCGCTTTCCATATTCTCAAAATTAGCCTCTTTGAAGACTCTCGCAATTTCCACTTCCGTCAAGCCCGATACCTTAGATATACCATTAACAATATCTTTATACAGTATATTTTGCTGTGTTAGTTTTTCTGCCTCAAACTGTGCACTTTCGGTCAACGCTCCTGTTTTAACGATTCGTCTCGCAATGTCTGCAACAAGCTGTTCGTTAATCAAGTCCATCATCCCTAGCAGATAGGATGTGCACTGCGCCAAGTACTCAGGGCTAAGCATTATTCTTCCTCAGGCGTTATCACAGTTTCAGGCAGCATCTCTTTTGCCTGGTCCTCTGTGACGCCATACCTTCTCATCAAGTATATTTCTTTTCGAATTAGTCCGGATGTGGCCTCTTGCATCATTAACTGATTTTCTGTTTTGCTATCAACAATCAGGCTGTCATCAAAGTTAAACGATACATCGTATGATCCTGCTGGTGCGAGCTTGTATAGGCTCGTCCATACATCCATCGCCTTAATTAAGTCCTCTAGTGCGTCCTGTAGCGATTCCTGAATTTGAGATACGAAAGAATATGATCTCTGTTTGCTAAACAAAACCTCTGTGGCCGTTCGGTCCTCGTCTTGGACATCGGATAATGTACCATACGCTAGGCCACACGCAAACTCAATACGCCTTAATATTTGATTAAAGCCGTTAAACAAACTTGAGTCTCTTATCTCAGGACTGAAAATTTGATAAAAAGGTTTTTCAGATATGCCCGTATCGATGCTGTACTGACGGAATAGTCGCCCCTTGCCAGATGGCAAAATAGTATTTCCATTACTGTCCTTTCGGAACAGCGACTCAGACATATCTACAGCTAGCTCTGTTCCCTTAAACTCCCACATGATACGTGCCCACTGCTCATCAGCCTGCTTAATAAGTTCAGCGGCTTTTGAATAGACAGATACTCCGAATGGACTTTGCCTATTCTTGTTGTTAGCTTGCGGAATTTTAAAGTATGAGAATAAAACACCGGGCACATTTTTAATCGTCGTGTTCTCTTCTAGGTTCTCCCATTCCGGAACATCAGTCAAATTTATCTGATGGCCAAGCACTCCCTTTTGCTTGCTCTCATATGCTCTGTTTTTAATAACACAATATTTTCCGTCAAAATCATGTGATTCGACTCTCGTGTATATCTTACCGTCACGAACCACCTGTTCAACAAACTGACAAGAGGTTATCTGTCCGGAGCTGTTAAACCCAGTAGGCACAAATCTATCTGCTTGGATAAACTCAACGGATATTGTATCGCCCTGGACATAAGGCTTAAGTATGATTCCTCCAAGTGCACATGCATACTCCGTCTGTACTCTTAGTTCTGATAAAACCTTTCGGTATGCCAAGTTTAAGAAATCAGCACGTTTGCTTCCGGTGATCTCTGATTCCATCTCAAGCGTAACTAGTCTCGCCAACTCCGATGACACTGCAGAGGGAATACCTGTGCTTGTCACATCACCTTTAGTCCATGGTGCTTTATCTTCATACATCGCAGACCACAGCTCTATGTAATCGATTGTCTTGTCGTCTAAAACAATCGTGCTAAGGACCTCTCCCTGTGCTGCACGCTCTTTAAAAACCTTTCTAATCCACTCTATTATTCTGTGAAACATATACTGCCTCCTAATAATCTATCAATCTCTTTGCGAAACGCTCGATTGTATACTCAAAGCTATCCAATGAGTCTATATCGCTCGTTCCGTCATCAAGCCTTACGTTCTTTGTTTTTTCCTTTGGGTCCCAAATACACGTACTTAAAGCTAGCACCAACGATTCGCTCAAGTTCTCGATATAAAAAAACCGCCCCTGAGCTATCAGCCTGGCGGTAAGATTTATTCTGTTGTTAACCTCGTCTTTTAGTGCATTGTGAATGCGTATCCATCCAAGTCCGTTTTGCCTTAATGCCTGTCTAAAACCTGCAATAAGTGTTTGTTCTGCACTGTCACAAAATATGTCTGTTACTGTACCATATCGGTTTATGACCTCATGCACAAAGTCACAAAACATAGATTCCAACATCGTGGGTGGTATCTCGGCGTCTGTACACGGTATCCTTTTCGACAGTAAGCTAATCACATTTTTGTAATCCGATGTAATACCCGTCGCTACAAAAGAATGCGCAGAACCTGTTCCGCCAAAGTCGACTCCGATGTAGATATTCATGATTCGAGGAATTGAGTCCGTCCAAACATGCCTTTTCGGATTGTCCGCAAAATTCCTGTATATAAGCCCCTCGGCTATACACCTTAATCCGAGAATATCTCTTTTATACCAAATCGATGCCTGATCATACTGGCTCTTTATCTCGGCTCGTCTTTGCTCTGAAATGTTAATGTTATCGTCAATCGTGAAGTGCTGGTAGTTGTATCCACCAAGCAACTCTCCTTTTGCAGCCTTTGCCTCGTACTTGTCAATATACTCTGTGTAAATATCCGCATTTGGATTATCCGGGTTCAAGTCCCAAAAGAATTTACGCTTGTTTGCCGCAGCAGTACGGTTAAATGCCTCTTTGATAGCGTTATCGTGATGCAAATTGATTTCTGTAGCAATCCACATTCCGTACGAATTACCTCGAATCTTTTTAAAGCTATCTGCTTTTGCACCGCCCGCAAAGATTACAACCTTCTGCCTGCCACCTGTTGATGGTCCTTTTATAAATAATGCGTCATTATCTTTATATTTTCCCCATCTGCTTTGTCCACGAAAGATATATTCAAGCCCGAAGCCATTCGCATCGCCAATATTAAGCTTGGCATTTGCGACAGTAGATCCAGTAGCAAGATGCAATTTATCCTTGCTGCCCTTAAGCTCGTGTGCAAAGGCAAACACATTATCCACGGTCTTACCCGCTCTTATTGCTCCTTCTGCGATGTTATACATACACTCAGCTGACCGCCTCATGTACTCCTTGTGTTTTTCGGAAAAATTAAAAGGGATTGTCTTACGCCTTATTATCGCCATATACATCCCCCTCTATATCATCTAAGTACTCAACTTCATCATCTCCACCGATTCTGCTCGTCTCAGCTTTAAGCTTCGCAATTCTCATCTTCTGTTCCTCTGTGGCAAGGTCCCAATCCCTATGCAGCATCTCGTCATACTGCTTAATCAGGTTCCTTAATTCACCCTGGGCCCTAGCTTGCGCCTTGAGAAAGTTGTTTTGCTTATCCCAAGCTTGCTGCACTTCCCACTTAGACCCTATCGTAGCTCCTGCCTTAGCTTCGACCTGCTCGACTGTCTTGTCGTTTTCGTCTTCAACGTAAGCAATCCTTTGCGCTCTTATGATAGCGGCATAAGCGAGCTGTATCTGATGCCACAATAGATCAAGTGGATTAGCCTGTTCGACTGCATTGACGATTTCACGCGTTTCCTCTGGCAAGAACCTAGAGAAAAAACCAAACTTCTCTGCGTTCTTATTGCCTGCCGGACCCGTAGCGTTCTTGTTGCCAAGCTGTGCAATTGCATTTTTGTGTGCACCCTTTTTCTTTTTTTGTGTGCACCCTTTTCTATTCCAGTTATATCTCTTCTTCCACGACTTAACCGTATTGAGACTAACCCCGTATTTTTCGGCAATGTCTTTGTATTTCATGCCGCTCATATAATCCTGTTCAGCTAGTTCGTACTTCTCTTTTGCCAAGCCTCACCACCTCTCTTTTCGTCGTTTTGTAAGTATGAAAAAAGACACCTCTTTCGAAGTGCCTTTAGGTTATATCACTTTTCATCGGACAAAAGTTTAATTCCTTTTCTCCATGTGTGTTTCGTCTTTGGTCATAATAAAGTCTATGATGGTAATCGATTAGGTAAACCCTAAACGTCCCCTCGTTATATGTCCCTATTACTCTGACGCCTTTTTCAAGCCCTATTTGATATATAGTTTCGTTACCCAATAGTTGCTCAATAAAATTCGACACATTACTTGATTCGCCAAAATTGGATAAGGCGTGAGCAACACAGTTAGTAACAGTTTTTCTTTCTTCTCCGCTGACCTCATGGAAATGAGCTCTTGGATCATTCCTGACTTCACCAAATTTCTTATTTTTTAACTTGGCATTTATGTTTCTTATCTGCCTAAACTTATCAATAAATTCACTTTCGCCTCTTAAGTAGTTGTTGAATTTGCCTTTACTCAATTTCACTGAGTAGTACAAGGCTTCAAAAGAAAAATCAAATTTCAGTCCTTCTTCTTCACGATTTGGTTCGTTAGGGTTCTTTACATTAGCCTTGCTGTCTTCCTGGTTATTAACTTTTCTTTTTTTCGACTTACCCTTTTTTGACACGGCGTTATGATACTCTCTCTATATAGCAATTAAAAATGTCAGCATCACTTATTTCGTTAGTGCATATCTCATATGTGCTGCATCCACCTCTTGCATTGAGCCAAGGTGACTCTCTGTGAGTAATGCTCTCCAGCTGATTGCCTGTATATCCACCATACACTTCCCAAACTTGGTCAAGAATATCTTTTGCATCCTCATTGAATTCTTCTATTACTCCATCATATAGTTCTATAGCTTCGCCACTATATCCCTTATATTTTTGGTAAAGTTCTGGGAAAACTGGGCCGTGGACCCATGCTTCGAGACGCGAGGTGAATAGTTTAGCCGTCAAATCGTCCTTGCTTTCATTAACAAGCGTTAGGTACCAAGAATACGCATAATAAACTAGCTTTTGTAACTTCTTTGGTGTCATGCTTTCCTTTGACAGAAACCAATTTGCTACATCAAAAACTGTTCTTTTCATGTCGGCCTCCTCTCTATCAAAACATAATGCTATGTACAGACTATTTTACCATTCAGTGTAAGGTAAATACAAGTCACTACATATGGGCCTACACATAGCCTAATATCTATATACCCACAACATATTGGAAAATATCACAAAAGACGCCATATATAGGCGCCTTCTGCGAAGTTATTATGTGAAATATAATTTGAGGAAGCCACAATTCCCTTTTCGCTAAATACAATATATCACACTTTTTTGTCCCATTTGTCCCAACTTTCATCTTCTGCGAATTTTTTTAGCTTTCGCTGAATCGTAGACTTGCTCATAAAGGTTTGTTTCTCAATTTCCCTATAGTTCATCTCCTCAACATAATACATTCTGAGTATTGTCCTCATGTCCGAGTCGTCTATAGCTTCTATATCTTTTTCTATAGCCTCAATTAGTTTGCTAATTTCGTCTAGCTTGCGTTTTAATCGCTTCTCCCTACTGGATATGCCCTTTTCGTCAAAAGTCAGCCCTGTAAGCGATTTTGGGATTCCTCGACCCGTCTTGTAATCCTTGTAGTAGTCTGTGACTATTTCCGGCTTAGCATGGTCGATAGAGTATTTAAGTCCTTCGGCTTCGCGTCGCAGTGCTTTAAGCTGCTTTAATTGTCCGTAATCCATCTGTGAGACTCCTATTTTTCATGTGCCTTGAGATAATCCTTGTCAAGTAAAAAACTTATGTTACAAGCCATATGCGATAGGTGAGATAGTCCACTCTCCTCGTCTACCTCGTTGCCCTCGATGTACGCAAGCAAGTGACGATACAATGCGTCTACATACCTTTTAGGCTCTACTTTTCGCCAATTCTCGCTATCTCCGTACTTTTTTGTTCCATACATTCGCACCTCGGCTACTGCCTTGACTAGTTCCGGATTAACAAGGGATAGCTCCAGCTTGCCTTTGTCAGCCTTTGCTGATTGGTCTGTGTCGGTCGTTTTTAACCTCGCTATCACTTCATCCTTTTCATCGATATATAAAACATTTCCGCGTTCGTCCACTACGCCGCCGATTTTTCTGTTTAACTCGTTGACAAGGTTGATGATGGTTTTATAAACACTTTTTGCTTCCTCGATGGTGTCAAAATCTTTATTAAATTCGCTATGGTCATTCTTGCTTACATAACCACGTACAAATAACTTGTTCTTGCGTAATTCAGGAGCCTCCGCCGACGTTATACAAAACTGCTCGTTCCTAATTATAGTAATACCTAGTCCATCATTCCTCAGTTCCTCGTCTTGCTCTAGTACTCTTCCTGAAATTGTGTTGCCCTGTAGCTTTAACTCTATTTTTAGTTTCATTACCAACGCTCCCTTTCAATCACTTCTAAATCGTGCTTGTATTCATTCAAAATTTGAGTCAAGACTTCTCTGCTTTCAGCATTAACGCTTCTGCACTTCAACAGTCTTTCGATATCCTCAATTTCCGCTTCAAGGAAATTGCTTGCGTAGTTTATTAATCTATCTTGCGGTATCATGTTATTTCTCCTCCTTGATTCGTTTAATTCGTGCCTTTAGCGAATCCATGACAAACTGCTGCACATCATCTTTTCGTGCTAACGCTGCCATAACATCCTCGTCTCTTGTGCCTTCACACACTAGGTGATGCACAATAACCTTCTCCGTCTGTCCCTGCCTATGAAGTCTCTTGTTAGCCTGCGTATATAACTCATAGTTCCAGTTAAGACCGAACCACACAACATGATTGCCTCCTTGCTGCAAGTTAAGTCCATAAGCTGATGATGCCGGATGTGTTAGCAGTATGTCTATCTTACCCGCGTTCCAGTCGTCCTCGTCCTCTGTCGTCTTAAGTTCTCTCACGACTAGCCCCGTCTTGGCCAGTGCCTTCTGAAGTCTCTCCCTATCATGCTGATAGTTATAAAAGACTAGTGCGTTCTTACCCGACGCACTAAGACTCTCTATAAGCTCCATAAACGCCTCTATTTTGCAATTGTGCACCTCATGTACACTGTGGGCTTCTCCGTAGATTGCGCCGTTGCCTAGTTGCAGTAGTTTGTTTGATAGTGCAGCTGCACTCGTAACAGTTACCTCGTCGTCTGGGAGTTCTAGAACCATTTCACGCTCTAGCTCCCTATAGGCTTTAGCCGCTTTAGGATCTAACTCAACAGGTATCTCGTGCATTATGCAGTCCGGAAGTTCTAAGTAATCAGCTGCTTTCATGGATACGCATATGTCCGATATGGCGCTTAGTATCGCATCTTCTGACCCTTGCTTAACGCTGTACTTGTACACAATGCCGTTGTGCCTCGGTCCTGCATCGAAGTACCTTTCGCGGAAGCCCGCATACCTTGTGCCTAGCCTTGCTCCCTCGTCCAGTAGATACAGCTGTGCCCATAGGTCGGCAAGCCCGTTAGGTGAAGGCGTACCCGTCAGCTCTACAATTCGCTTAATCCTTGGCGCCATCGCTGATAGTGCCTTAAATCTCTTTGCCTTATGGCTTTTAAAGCTTGACGATTCGTCTATCACGACCATATCAAAAGGCCAATCATTCTTGTAAAAATCTACAAGCCACGCCACATTTTCGCGGTTGATGATATAAATATCAGCTGTCTCGTATAGTGCCCTTATGCGCTTTTTTTCGCTGCCTAGTACCCTGCTGATGCGTAGGCACTTCGTATGATCCCACTTGTCTTTTTCTTTCGACCAGGTACCCTCTGCAACCTTCTTAGGCGCAATAACAAGCACCTTGGATACCGCGAAGCGGTTATACTTAAGCTCCTTGATTGCTGATAGCACTATCGAAGTTTTCCCAAGTCCCATATCCAGAAACAACCCTAGTCTATGTGTGTCAATAATGCGATTAATACAGTGTCTCTGATACTCGTGTGGTGTATATTCCACGTTTTATCACCTCGCTAATCTGCGCTCTAGCCTGTATGCTGCTGTCTCTAGTCCGAACTCTAGGAAGAAGTCCCGAACCTCTGACAACCCATGCAGTACTCTAACAGTCTGCCCTAGTTCAGCAATCTGCCTGCACTGTAGATCCTGCAGCTTTGATAGCCTACCTGTATCCGTCTTAAGTTCGACAAATACTATTTGTCCTCCGGGCAGCATTGCTATTCTATCTGGCACACCGTCGTTTCCTGGACTGGTGAACTTATATGCTTTGCCCCCCGCTCTCTTGATCTCTGCTGTAAATATTTTCTCGATGTCTTTCTCAAGCATCTTGCACCTCCTGTAACCGTAAACTGTAAATCTATACACGCGTATGTAGGTCTGTATTATAGGATTTATAGAATTTATAGGCGTATATTCGTCTATAATCTATATTTATTACTTTTATATAGGTTTTTGGTTTACATAGTTTACTAACATATGTAACAGTTAGTTTTTCAACAGTTATTATGTAAACCCTCTTGTAAACTTGTCTGTAAACTGAATTTTGTTGTTTACACTTCTCGTAAACCGATTTTTGTGTAAACCGCCTGTTTATGGTTTTAGTTTACGTTTTTACGAAGCCTTTTTGTGTGCCGTATGGGCCACATCTTGTCGTAGATTTTGACTTCCGCCATCCCGGGATCTTGCGCAGCACGCGCGCTATCTCGTTTCTGTTTTGCGGTTTTAGATATTTGATATCACCGCCTAGGCACTCAGCCCATATCTGTGCTATACAAACTCTGTCCATCGGCTCAAGTTCCCCCTCATATGCTGCGTTGCCGTTTAAGAACATCCTGCGTTCCTGTATGCTCATGCTCATCCAGTTAGTAGGTACTTTTATATCGAGGTAGTCTCTTATGCTTCCTTCAAGCGCCGAATAATCACTGTGATCGTCTTGCACTTCGTTAGCTATTGCCTCTATCTCCTTAGAAAGATAAAGAGATTCACCAAGTACATAATATGTATAAGCTTCCGCCCATATCTGGTCTACCTCACTTGGCAGATCATCCCAAACAGATTTTGACACGCCATATACCCCCACATCCACAGGCCAAAATCTTCGATTTCCCGTGTCATCTTTTAGAAACTCACTTTCGTTTGATGTCCCAAAGAAAACGCATCTGCGTGGATATCTCGTTGTTCTGCGCCCATATGGTGCGCGGTATATGTCATCAACCTTAGAGAGGAACTGCTTAACAGAATTTACCTCTTGTCGGTTCATTGCTGTTAACTCTCCAACTTCCACTATCCATACACCTTGTATGAGCTCTGCGGCCTCTTTACCCTCAAACGTGGCAAGTGAGTCGCTGAACCAGGCTTTACCTAGTATAGATAAGAATGTGCTTTTACCTATGCCTTGTGGACCTGTGATTATCGGCATATAGTCATACTTAACGAAATCGCGCATCGCTCTTGTTACTGCTGCGCATAAGGATTTACGTATAACCGCTCTTGTATAAGGGTTATCTTCTGCGCCCAGGTAGTCGATAAGAAGTGTGTCGAGTCGCTTTACGCCGTCCCATTTAAGACCAGTTAGATACTTTCTCACATTGTTAAACTTATGTTTACCGGAAACTACCGTAAGAGCATTACTCAACAAGTCTTTTCCTTTTATGTCATAATAAAGCTCCATATAGTTGGCGTAGTTGGCGTCGTCATTATCTGTCCAAGGTCTCTGATCAGTATCTTTGTCCCATGGCAGTGCTCCTAATACTACACCTTGATTGGCGAACTCATCGATTGCGATTTTATCCTTAAGCAGTGGGTCATTTTCTAAGACGATGACTGCATTATTTATGGTTTTTTTGATCTGTCCGGCTGTATCTAATGTCAGCTTTGATATCCACGCGGTATCGATTTTATTTTCTTCCGCTGGTACAATCGCACTTTCGCTAAAGGCGTCGTTAGCAGCCTCAATTCGCTCTCTAGTCATCGTATCTGTTACGGCCTTATCATTTGCTGCAAGCGACTTCATCGCAAGATACGAGGGCATTTTAGCTGTTGGGGTGCCTTCCTTTGCCTCATCGTCTCTGTCTCCGTACATGTGGAGTCTTACTAAGTCCCACGCATTGACTAAGTGTCCACTACACGGATCTGTTGCGTGGTGGGAAAAGAGGAACAGGTCTCCATCATATACGACTGCACCTCCTGCTGTACTGCCGCCAGTATATGTGTATCGCCCCGGGCTATCTGTGGCCTCATACATTCCTGGTATGAATTTCTCCATTGCCTCTGTTATAGAATATGTTCGGCAGAAAGCTCCCACTATACCTCTTTTTGTCGTTGGATCCTCTTGTCTTGCGAGTCTTCTTTTTTCTATTGCATCTGCGCCAGGTATCTGTGGCCACGACGATATATCGTGCCAATCATCATACATAGCGAGTATGCCCTTTCCGGAGCAGAACGCATTATCATATATCTCGCACACATAATGGCTGTCGCATGAACAACTTGGCCAGTACATGAGACGAGACGCCTCAAAAGTCGTCGGGTCGCAGTACACCAGCCCTATCATCTCGGCCAGCTTGCGAGCAATTGGTTCATATTCATCCGCAGTGACAGTTTGATCTAATGGAATAATAACTCGCAATCTCGGAGCGTATTCACTGTGCTTTCGTGTGCTGTAAACCGCTGCCGCACATCCTAATGAACCGACTCGTTTCAGTATGTCATTAGTGCCGCCTCTTGGTATGTTATCGAGGTCGAGAGTGACAAGGTCACGGCCGGTTACCGCATCTGCCTTGCGGCGACCACCTGTGAGACTTCCTCCGACAAAACCGCCGACGTCCTTAAGTTCGTCTTGCTTAGCCTTGGTGTAGCTGAGGTATTCTTGTAACGTCTCTGCTGATTTGATTGGTGTTTTGAGTTTATCACAGTATTCTGACCACATAAGGCTACCGGTTACCCAGCTAATGGACTTGCGGCTGCCTGCGGTCGCTATTGTAATTTTTTTATCGTTGATCATGACTGTTAATCCTTCATGTAATAGTTTGATTCAAAGCCCGCACCTGATAACGGAAGACCCGGTGCCCAGGGTATAGACTCTGCAAATATATCGTTGACATCTTTTAGACAATCTGTTATATCTGCTTCTATAACAATTTCGTCGTGTATATGCATAACAGGCTTGTAGCCTTTTGCAATGCATCTGTGAATCGTTATCTCCAAGCAATCCCTTGCGATTGCTTGTACAACATTTTCTATAAGCTTGCCGCCGTATGTCTCTTGTGTCTCCCATTTTTTTGTAGTCTGGTTATTTCCTTTGTACTCTATGGATGGGTGACCCCATCTGTTCGTACCGAGTCTAGGCGAGCAGTAGAAGAGCTTGCGCCCCGAAGGGAGTTCAATAGTGAAGTAACTTAAGCCGTGTATTATATCTAGCTCTGTTCTCAGTGTAAGTCCATTTATATATGTGGTATTACCCGTATCTATTGTGTGTATTGCCAGTTTATTCATCTTCTCCCACAGCTGCACTATGTTAGGATTTGCTGTGCGCCATTTGCTAACTATGTCCGGAAGTTCTTCCTCTGGAATACCCATATTAAGAGCCCCCATCGCTATAAGGGCGTTTGCGCCCCCCTGATAGCCAAGGGCGAGGGTTGCTACCTTACCCTTTTGTCTTAGATCACCGTTGACTCCGTGCTTTTCGACTGGAACACCGAACATTTGCGAGGCGGTAGCACAATATATGTCGCCACCTCTCTTAAACACATCCAGAACCCAGTTTTCGCCAGCTAGCCACGCTATTACACGGGCCTCTATGGCACTGAAATCGGAGACTATGAACTTCTTACCGTCTGCGGGTATAAATGCTGTTCTAATGAGCTGCGAGAGCGTATCCGGTACGTTTCCATATATCAGCTTGAGCCCTCTGTAGTTAACAGCCTTTACAAGCTCTCTTGCCTCGTCTAGCGTATTAAGATAGTTTCTCGGTAAGTTCTGCACCTGCACGAGTCTACCCGCCCACCTGCCTGTGCGGTTTGCGCCATAGAACTGCAGTAGTCCTCTTACTCTTCCATCCTCGCCTCTAGCCTCGTCCATAGCCTTGTACTTCGATACAGACGATTTACCGAGTTTCTGACGAAGCTCAAGCGCTTCTCGCACGTTCTCCGGGAGGTCACCCTCTAGTAGTTCTGATACAGTGTCTTTGCGGAGGTTGTCTACATCGATACCTTGTGACTTAACCCAACCAAGTAACTGCGAATTTGAATTAGGGTTAGCCAGTCCTGTTATCGACCTTGCTGCTTTTAGAAGCTCTTCCGTACTCATCGAATCTATTGCGAGTGCTCCCTCTAATAGACGGTCATCTATCGCAACTCCTCTCGAGTTAATATTTATGTCCTCAATCCATGCCGACCACGTTGCCTCTGGTACCGGGTAAGGCTCTAATTTATTAAGTATGTTGCTCTCCGCCTCAACGTCTTGCCTGTTATACTCCTTGAACAATTCCCACTTCTCCGGAGCATGCTTTGGTAAGTTACGAGAGCGGTTGCCGTTAGATTTAGTAGGTCTACAAGGCTTACAAAAATAGTTAATTAGTGCCTTGCCTGTTGATAGCTTTTGTTTATCCTCCGGGAGCCCTATTGCCTTACCTACTGCCCCCAGTCCTGCAGGATATCCGCAGTAAAGCCCGTGTATCATTGTGCAGCGCCACTGATCTATCGGTGTAGAGTAACCCGCCCTATTAAGGCATATCCACTCGAAGGCTGCGTTATATGCATGCTTGATAATAGATACATCAGATAGAGCTGCGACTATGTGAGCGGGTATCTTCTCTCCGGATGCAAGGTCAACTACCTTAGTAGGCTGCGTATCCTCTCTATAGGCAAAGAGGAGGATTTCGAAATCCTCACTCTCTGCATACTTGTGAGCACCCGCCTTACTGATGTCGACGCTGCTATATGTTTCAATGTCAATATTCAGATGCTTCATGATATTTTCCTAAACCGGCTGACCAGTGATAGGGTTAACTTGTGGCTGTGCCTGCTGCGGTGCTCCGAATGCCTGTGCTGCAGAAGGTGCAGCTCCGCCTAGTGCCTCTCCATCTCTGAGTTTCTGAACCGGACCGAGTGAGCAACCTATGCCCTTCGTACCGTTGAAGTTATAAGGGAAGAACTCCACGTTTACTCTTGCATAGCAACCACTATATACATCACTGTGATTGATGATAGGGTTACCCATTGCATCTACTACTTCTGGTGGATAGTCTGCGTTAGATCTAGCGGTGAATACCCAGTGACCTTTGCACTCCTGTGGGAATGGAGTACCATCCCGCTTAACCCCGTCTCCGTCCCAGATTGGTGTAGGTACTACCGGCGGAACTACTCCGTTGTAGCATCCGTTAGAGCCCTTCTGCTTTGCCGCCTCAATAGCTGCGTCAATACGTCCCTTGGTAGCTGTGTCCGTCTTTGGAAGAAGTACAGTAACGCTGTACTTAGGTTCCTGTCCCTCAATATTTGAGTAGGGTTTGAATAGGTGTGCGTATGATAGTCTTACTTCTCCTGTTGTTACGTTTGTCATTTCTCCGATTGCCATAATTTCTTTTCCTTTCTCTATTTCGTATGCATAGTCGTTTAAAAAGTCTCTGCCTAAACTCATATGAATACCTCCGTTACTTAAATGCCTCATTGGCTGAAATCTTATTAGTGATAGCTTGTCTTTTATCTGTACTCGGCACTAGGGTTGGTTTACCTGGGCTCTTAACTACATACTCTCCTGCTACATCTGCGAAGTGAGCCTTGCCCATTAACTTCTCCACTTGTGCCAATGTCAGAGGCTTGCGCTCATATAGCATTGCCTCGTCTGTACCTTCTTCAATGATTGCCTCGAATGCTGCGTCCATATCTAACCAAGCTCTCGAGCCTCTCCCTTCAACCGCCTTGTATCCGTCTACTTCTCTTCCCGCTAGACACTCAGCTAGTGCATAGTCCTGTAGCTCCGTTAACCACTTGGCTACATCTTCGCCCTTACGTAGGTACTCGCCTACTTCCTCATTAGTGATAAGCGGTGGCTTCTTACCTACATCAAAGGCGAGTTCTATGTTCTTATCTGCTCTTGCCCTGCACTGCTGTCTTGCTCTACAGAACCTACACCAGTCACCCGGCACATAATCGCCCTCACCTTTAATAGCGATATTAGCTAGCTCCTTGACATCTTCGCCCCAATCTCTTAATAGTGTTACCGAATACGCACTGCTGTTGGTGTTGTCAATTCTTGGTTGCACAATGCTTATCTTGACCGTGTCGATAGCGAACAGCATCTTGTATGCCTCGAGAGCCCCTAACGCATATATCAGGAGCTGTGGGTTATCCTCTGCCGATACAGGAACGCCCTTACCATACTTAAGGTCGATAATGTGTAGTGTCCTCTCTCCTATCATCACGCAGTCAGCTGTTCCGAAACCGTCTGGGATATATGCTGTAAGGTCTAACCTCTTCTCGATAGCGATATATGGTGTCTTCTCGAACTCCATAGCTGCCTTACGGATGTATGCGACGTAGTCGTCTGTGTATCCGTCCATCTCTGGCTGATATAGCTCATTCTTTTTAATCTTGTTGAGCGTTCTAGTTAGAGTCGCCTTGCGATAATTCTGTGTGTTGAATAGGTGCTGTAGCTTCGCTTCTGCCATCTCGTGGGCGAGTGTGCCCTCTTTCGCCGCTTCCGATGTAGTGTCTGGAAACTCCGACTCTAGCACTGCACTAGGTGTGCAGTTCATCCATCTGTGCGCGCCGCTTGCAGATAGCAGCGCATGTGCTCTGTCCTTGTGTCCTGCCATTAGATATCAGCTCCTAACTGTCTTAGATCAAGTGCGAATGCCCCGAACTTATCTGGCGTTAGTTCTGGCAGTGAACTTACGCCATGTTTACTGAGAACTGCAGCTATATCGTCCATTGATACGCCCTTGTCCATTAGTGCTATGGCTGCCTTCTGTAGCTCGTTTGCTGTGTAGCTTTTCGCTTCAGTAGGCACTGTTTGCTGTGGTGATACCTGCTCTTTTTCCTGTGGAAGTGAATCATCTGCTGCGCCTCCTCCTGGCGTCCATGTAGGCACGGTAGATGCGGCAATAGGCTCCGTCTGTAGCTCGACTGCGTTCGCCACAGGATGATTCGCAACATCAATTGATTCTTTAAAACTCTCTACCAATGCCTTTAGTGTTCCGTTTTCTGCTACCGCTATTGCTTCCTCAGTGTTCATTTTAAGTACTAGTTCCATAATAACTCCTTTACTTTTTTATTGATTTTGATATAATTAAGTTGTTGATTTTGATTGGCGCTCCCCGGAGCGTCTTTCTTATTTTTTGTGATACAGTCCAAAGC